CTTGAAGAAGGCATGGGCGGCCAAGTAGGAGATCTACTTGATGAGATCAATGCTGAAGAAGAAGGCGTTGCTGAAGAAGAAGAAGACGAAATTGACGTTGATTCTGAAGAAATTTTCGACATCGATGGTGACGAAGATGAAGGTTCTTCTTCTGAAGAAGTAGAAGATGCAGTTATCCGCATCGAAGACAAAATAGACACATTAATGGCTGAGTTTGAAGAATTAATGGGCAAAGAAGACGACTTAGAAGGTCGTGATGATGAAATGGACGCTGACTTAAAAGACATCGAAGATGAAGGCGGCGAAGAAGTTGAAGTAGATGTTGATGCAGACGAAGAATTAGTTGCTGAAGCAGTTACTTTAAATAAAGTTCCAGTTCAGTATCCACATGGTGGAGACAATGGTGAAAACACCAAGAGCCCAGTTGACGCTAACTCAGGCAGTGCAGGCATGGACAGCAAGCCCGTAGATTTTGCTAAAGGCGACGAGAAAGGTCGTTCAGCCCCACAAGCAAAAGACGTAGACGGTGCTTCTAGTTTCCAAAACAAGCCTGGACAAAAGAGTGTAAAACTCGGTAGTGCACCTAAGCCCGTAACAGCACAGGCTTCTGGTGTTAACACAAAATCTGTTATAGACTAAGGGACTGATACAAATGGCTTTGTATCTTAAGGAACACTTAACATTCGACCGCGCAGAAATGGTGGTCGAATCTGTTAAAGAGGAAGGCAGTGATCTGAAAACTCTGTATATGCAGGGTATTTTCATTCAGGGAGGGGTAAAAAACGCCAATGAACGTGTTTACCCCATCGCTGAAATTGAAACGGCCGTCGACACCCTTAATAGTCAAATCAAAGAAGGACATTCTGTCTTAGGCGAAGTAGATCATCCAGATGACTTAAAAATCAACTTAGATCGTGTATCTCACATGATTACTAAGATGTGGATGGATGGTCCAAACGGCTATGGCAAATTAAAGATTTTACCAACTCCAATGGGTCAGTTAGTTCAGACTATGTTGGAATCAGGGGTAAAACTTGGCGTTTCAAGTCGTGGTTCAGGTAATGTAAACGACATGAATGGTCAAGTAAGTGATTTTGAAATAATCACTGTAGACATTGTTGCTCAACCAAGTGCTCCTAATGCATATCCTAAAGCAATTTATGAAGGTCTTATGAATATGAGACACGGTCATAAAGTTTTAGAAATCGCAAGAGAAGCAAGAGGCAACAAGCAAGTAGAGAGATTCTTAGGGGACGAAATTAAACGTCTCATTAAGGATTTAAAAATAGACTAAACTTTATTAGAGGGGAAATCAGCATGTTAGATGCTATCAAACCATTAATTGATTCAGGTCTCATCAACGAAGACGTTGCAGGGGAAATTAATTCCGTTTGGAACGATAAGTTAAATGAAGCCAAAGATCAAGTTCGTGGTGAACTCCGTCAGGAATTTGCACAAAGATACGAACATGACAGAAATGTGATGGTTGAAGCCCTTGATAAGATGATATCTGAATCTCTAAGTGAAGAAATTAAAGAATTTCACGAGGAGAAAAAAGCAATTAACGAAGACCGCGTTAAAGCCAAAGTAAAACTTTCTGAGCAAGCAACTAAGTTCAATGAGTTCATGGTTACTAAACTAGCCGAAGAAATCAAAGAATTACGTTCTGATCGTAAAGTTCAAATGGAAAACCAAGATAAACTTCAAAAGTTTATCGTGCAAGCACTAGCAAAAGAAATTAAAGAATTTGCTCAGGATAAGCAAGCAGTGGTTGAACAACGTGTTAAGTTGGTTGCAGAAGGTCGTGAAAAACTTGAAGCACTTAAAGCAAAATTTATTGCAGAAAGTTCAAAACGAGTTTCAAATGCAGTATCATCACATCTCAAAGGTGAATTGTCACAACTTAAAGAAGACATTCAAATTGCTAGAGAAAACTCTTTTGGTCGTAAGATTTTTGAGACATTCGCATCAGAATTCTCAACAACTTATTTAAATGATAAGGCTGAGACACGGAACATTGTCAAGGCTTTAGAAGCGAAAGAGCAAGAACTAGTTGATTCAAAAGCCCAACTTGCAGAAGCAAGAAAGGTAATTGAGTCAAAAGACAGTGAAGTTCGCATTATTAAAGAGTCCAATCAGCGTGAGAAGGAACTAGATTCACTTTTAGAATCTTTGAACAAAGAAAAGGCTCAGGTAATGAGAAGTTTGCTAGAAAGCGTCCAGACACCAAAATTGAAGGCCGCTTTTGATAAGTATTTACCAGCAGTATTGAACACTGGAAGTGAAAAGAAAGCGAAAGCTCCTTTAACTGAAAGCGTTTCAGTAGCAGACGGTAATAAATCTGCCAAGAAGATTGAAAAAGAGATCGTTGACGAGTCTTCAAACGTCATCGACCTAAAGCGTCTGGCAGGGCTTAATTAATTAATACGAAGACATATTAGGAGAAATAAACCATGTCACAAGTACTCTTAGAAAGCCGTTGGGACGAGACCAAAGACGCCCTGTTAGAAGGCTTAAAAGGTAATCGCCGCTCAACAATGGGTGTAATCCTTGAAAACACCCGCAAGAGTCTCTTAAACGAGAACGCTACCGCTGGTAGCACCTCTGCAGGAAACATTGCTACACTTAACCGTGTGATTCTTCCAGTAATCCGTCGTGTTATGCCAACTGTTATCGCTAACGAACTCGTTGGTGTACAGCCCATGACCGGCCCTGTTGGACAAATCCACACATTACGTGTACGTTATGCTCAGTCTTTGACTGACAATTCAGCAGCCGCTACTTCTGTAACTGCTGGTGAAGAAGCATTATCACCATTCAAAATTGC